TAGGCTTCTGGTTTCATCACAACATCGGAATAGTGTGCTTTCTGGCCGTTGCGGATCAAGTAAACAGCTTCAGCCATACCTAACTGTTCGATGATCCTTTTAACAACAACATCGCAATACTTTTCATCAAGTTCAACCATGTAGCAAACTCGCTCAGTCTGTTCACAGGCTATAAGTGTGCTGCCGGATCCGCCGAACGGATCGAGGACAATGCTGCCGGTCATGCTGGAGTTGAGCACCGGGTATGCGATCAGCTGGACCGGCTTCATCGTTGGATGATCGCCGTTTTTCTTGGGCTTTTCAAACTCCCAGATGGTCGTCTGCTTTCGATCAGAAAACCAAGAGTGCTTGCCGGCCTTCTTCCAGCCGAACAGGATGGGCTCGTGCTGCCATTGATATGGGGACCGGCCCAGAACCAGCGACTGTTTCTTCCAGATGCAGGTGCCAGACAGATAAAAACCGGCTTCGGAGAATGCCTTGCGAAAATTAAGGCCTTCGGTGTCAGCATGGAAAACATAGATGCTGGCGTCTCTGGCCATCGCCTTTTCCGTTAATGTGAATGCGTCCAGCAAAAATTGATAGAACTTGTCATTTGACATGTTATCATTCTTGATCTTGCCTGCGGTGCCTTCGTAGTTGACGTTATAAGGTGGGTCTGTCACGACCAGGTTAGCCTGCTTGCCGTCCATCAGCAGCGCGAAGGTTTCCGGCTTGGTGCTGTCACCGCAGACCAATCGGTGATTACCCAGGATCCACAGATCACCCATTTGTGTGATGGCGGGCTTTTTCAGTTCGGCATCGACATCAAATTCATCGTCCTTGACGTCCTCAATACCACTCATGAGTTTATTGAGCTCGGCATTATCAAAACCCAGAATCGAAACATCAAAGTCTGCACCCTGCAAGTCGGCAATTTCAACCGACAGCATTTCGGCATCCCAACCAGCATTCAGTGCCAATCGGTTGTCCGCAATGATGTACGCTCGCTTTTGCGCTTCGGTCAGGTGCTCGGCGAAAACACACGGAACCGCGGTGATGCCTTCTTCCTTCGCCGCCAGAATGCGGCCGTGGCCGGCGATGATGTTCAGGTCCTTGTCTACTATGATCGGATTGACAAAACCGAACTCCCGGAGGGAAGCACGAAGCTGCAGGATCTGCTCTTTGCTGTGGGTACGAGCGTTCCGGACATAAGGTACCAATCGATCGATATTGACTTGTTCCAATCGTTCAGTTGTGTGCATGTTTTCTATCTTCCTTTCCGACCCGATAACAGGGCTTCCATGATATCGTCCTGAGGATTCCCCACGAATGCAGTGGTGCAGTTCTGCTTGACGATGTCAAAAATCTCATACCACAAGAGGTTAGCCTGCTTCTGAAATGACTGACTCATCTGGACAAACGGGCTGGCCATCGCGCCACCGGTAGTCGGGTGCTTTCCAAGCAGGCCATACAGGCTGATGGCTTCTTCGCACTGGATATAACGGGTGAACGCCTGAGCATATGCTTCGATCAGGCGTGGGTTGATGAAGCGCTCACAGCCGCGTTCCTTCAACCAGTGCCATGTTTCTTTATATAGCAAGTCCGCACCCAGGGGTTTTCCGTCTTTCTGTCGGGCTCTGAGGTACTCGCTTGGCGCAGGCATGTCAACACCGTTTAGATCCGGACCGCTATCGAGGTCCCCGGCATCAAGCATGCTGCCGGGTTTCAGGTCCGCGGGTTCCAGGATCTTCGCCGCTTTACCACGGGTGATTTTGTCATTGAGCGGGAGCGGTTTATCGCCGGCTCGGACGCGTCTGCCGCCTCTGTTTGTTCCGTCTTTAGCCATGCGGCAGCACCTCCTTGTAGATATGGGGTTAATCCCCCGTCTGAACCGGATTTTTTTCGCGCGTGACCATGCACCCGGTCACCAGTGAACAGGTCACAGAGATTTGACCGGCGCTATGGGGTCATTTTTCTAAAACCATTGCTATTAGGTCGTTAGCACTGATTTTTCACCATACTGCTCTCGGGGGTGTCACCAACGCAAACTGCGAAAACTTTATATCCCATAAAAAAACTTATGGTATAATTTAGTTCTGATGCTTACTCTCTTTCCGCCACGTCCCATGACGCATCCTCCTTCGATGCAAGCCTTAGGCTTGCTAAATTTTTGGTTAGGGCAACAATTTGGGCCGAACCTCATTTCCACCTTCCGCCTTCGCGAGCCGTGATCTCTGAGTGGCAGGGCGTACAAAGACTCATAAGATTATCTGATTCATTCGTTCCACCCCGCGATAGTGGTTTGATGTGATGAACCTCCCGAGCGGGTGAGATCTTGTCCTTTTTGTTGCACTGTTCGCATAAGGGGTGCGCCGCGAGCTGCTGGTCACGGATGCGCCGCCATGATCGACCATAGCGTTTCCACTTGGCCGGATCACGATCGTAGCGTTCATAACGTTGTGATTCTTTCTTGGTATGCTCTTCACAAAACCGGTTGGTCGTCAGTTGAGGACAGCCGGGGTATGAGCAAGGGTGTTTGGGTTTCATGGGCATGGAGCTTACCTCCGGCGGGCAAACAAAAAGCCCTCGCGGTTTTCCCCGTGAAGGCTTCTTGAATCCTATTTTGCTAAGCCTATCATATCAGATAGTATCATCTGACAAACAGTGACATTTACTGCCAAGATTCCCGATTGGTATTTGGCTCACAGCTTCATCGTGGATCCTATAAACGTGACGCACGTTGTAGCCCATGTCCACAGCGATCTGCTCCCATGTTTTGAAGCAGAGATATCGAAGCTCCAGGATTGTCTGGCACTCAGTGTTTGCCACAGCTTTGATGACTCTGACAATATCGCGCTTCAAGTCTACCAGCATATCAATATCACTATTGATTTCAACCTGCAGATCAATGATCTTTTCAACAGCGTCCGCCATCGTTGAAATGGCACGATTGGGGTTTCCTGGCATACCTGTCAGTGTCGTCGTGCATTTGGTAGCAAGGGTGTTCAGCGACTCCACCTGCTCCAGTTTGGAGTTGATGCGCTGATCAAGCCGATATGCCTGTCCAAGATATTCTTTTGCGGTCATACCACTACCTCCTTGGTCAGTTGCTCGATGAGCGCTTCGGGATTTAGATTGGACAAGGCGTCATAATAGTCAGAGCGGAAGAACTGTTCGATGCTTTTCCGCTGGCTACGGGCATAGCTGTCGTTCGGATATTGCGACAGAGTGCGCAGAGCTTTTCTATAGTCTTTGGCTGCCTGCAAGATAATGGCATTGGCCAAATCTTCATAATTATTCATCAAATGTATACTCCTCAAGATTCGCTTTTACCGCATCAATCAGGGCGACCTGGATTTTATCTTTCTTTTTCAGGGCATCCATGACCTGTTCATCAATCGTGCCCTTGGCGATGATGTGGTGGATGACGACGGTTTCTTTTTGACCTTGCCGCCAGAGTCGGGCATTGGTTTGCTGGTATAGCTCCAGACTCCAGGTCAGCCCAAACCAGACCAGGCAAGAACCCCCTGACTGAAGGTTCAGTCCGTGTCCAGCGGAAGCAGGGTGGATAACGGCAATTGGAATATCACCTGAGTTCCAACGCCTGATCGAGTCCGTGCTATCCAGACGTTCAGCAGGGGAGAATGCCATAATCCGTTCCAGATCGTGCTTAAACCAATAGGCGATCAGCACCGGTTTGCCGTTTGAAGCTTCGATAATATCCTCCAGCGCATCCAGTTTTCGATCATGAATTCGGATGTAACTGCCGCTTCCGTCATAAACTGCGCCGTTGGCCATCTGCAGAAGTTTTCCTGACAAGGCGGCTGCATTGGCAGCGTCGATTTCCTTGCCCTTTAAGGTAAGCACCATATCGTCTTTCATGGTCTGATAGTGCTGACGCTCATCATCCGATAGAAGGACAGGTATTTCGTTGAATACCAGTTCTGGCAGTTTCATATAGTCGGTATTTTTCATGCTGATGGTGATATCAGATATCTGGCGGTAGATCGCATCCTCAGCGCCGGGTTTGGGTTTGTAGCTGAAGATGATCTGCTGATTGCGTTTATCCGGCACAAAATAGGTGCTGCGGAAATGAGTGATGTACCGGCCCAGTCGTTTGCCCATATCGAGGATGCCAATTTCAGACCAAAGGTCCATCAAGCCATTACTGGATGGCGTTCCTGTTAAGCCAACCATCCTTTTCACACCAGGCCGCACTTTCCGAAGCGCTCGGAACCGCTTTGATGAAGGTGATTTGAAGGATGACAACTCATCAATGACCACCATGTCGTAGTCAAACGGCATGCCACTTTCGTTAATCAGCCAGTCCATGTTTTCACGGTTAATCAGGTAGACCTGCGCCCGCTGCATCAGCGCTACTTTCCGCTGTGTCTCGTTTCCAATGGCGACCGTATATATCAGCCCGGTCAGGTGATCCCACTTTTCAATCTCGGCAGGCCATGTATCTCGGGCAACTCGCAACGGGGCGATGACCAGTACCTTTCGAATCAGGAAACTATCCAGTGTCAGATCGAAGATGGCGGTCAGGGATATCAGTGTTTTTCCTAATCCACAATCAAGAAAAAGCGCCGTTGTTGGATGCTCAAGAATGTAACTGACTGAATATTTCTGGTAGTCGTGTAAATCATCAAACATTATCAGCCCCACCAATCTCTATCAACATCGATCCAATCTGCCCAATATCATCAATGACGTACACCTTGAATCCCAAACTCCGAAGAATATCATGCCTTCGTGCCTGCAACGGCCGAGGCTTGCACCCCGTCGATTTAACCTCAACAAAAGCGATCCTTCCTCCTGGCAAGAGCAAAAGTCGGTCGGGCATTCCATCAAAACCTGGGCTGATGAATTTTGTTGCAATACCGCCCATCGCTTTTATCGTTTGGATAAGTTTGCACTCTATATCTTTTTCCTGCATAAATTCCTCCATTTTTGAGATATTTGCAGATTGCCCATTGCCGATTATTTCCTATAAAGCTTACGCGGGCGTATAATGCAGGCGATCGTGTTGCTCATATTACCTATATCTATACAAATAAAAATTATTAGGTCATTTTCGGCAATATGGGCAATAAACAAGGATAAATGCCCGTTATATCGGGGCTTGCGCCGTTGCCGATGCCGGTTGCCGATGCCTCGTTGGGCAATGATGGGCAAGCCTACACCAGCTATTCCGACCGAATAAAAACACGCTGAACACCATACATGGGCAATGCTTTTTTGCCGGTCTTGTTGCAGTCATATTTTGCCCAACCACCAAGTCTGTTCAGGATGCCCTCAATCTCATATGAGTCGGACTTCTTTATGGACTCGCGTGGCTTCGTGAAGCACTCGCACCATATCTCCATGACACAGACCTGATTCCGGCGAACGGTACCGACACGACTCTCACCACCGAACTCGTTGCCTGACAGGAAGTTACGTCGCTGGTACAAGTCCATCGCGTCCCAATCCTCAGGAAGCAAGGAGTTGAGATATTCTGCAACAAGCCCTTCACGGTCGTCGTTCTCCATAGCTGTTCTCTGTTCAGCAACAGCTGCAGTCGCGATATCACCTTTAAGGAATAACTCCTCGCCCTCGACGTATTTTGCTAAAGTTTCAGCCCAAATCTGGTCTATTTCCGAAAGATCCCAGGCGTGGTGCAGACTATTGCCCGTCACGCGAACAGGCCAGAACCGCCGATTGCCAGTGATGTCACGAAGGAAGCCTCCGTCGCTATTGGTTGTGCCGACAATTACGCACTGGCGCGGATGGCTTTCGACCGCTCGGCCGTAAGAGGGTCGGTACTTGTCATCGACGCGCGTGATGAACGATTTTACCGTTTCTGCATCCATCTTTCTGATACCTGCCAACTCGCCCAGTTCAAGGATCCAGTAACCCTGCAGCTTTTCCGGTGCGGTTTTGTCCTTCATGTCTGAAATAGATAGGCTATCTGAGTACCATTGTCGTCCGAGTCGAGAAAAGAGTGTGGACTTGCCGATGCCCTGCTTGCCGTTTAGTACAAGAATGGAATCGTGCTTCGTACCCGGTTTAAGAATACGGGCTACCGCCGCCACAAGCGTCTTACGTGTAACGGCCCTTGTATACGGCGTGTCCTCCGATCCAAGATAGTCAATCAATAATGTATCAACTCGAGGAATTTTGTCCCACTCCGGCAGATTATTGAGATATTCCCGTATCGGGTGATAAGCTCGATCGTCGGCAGCTTTGGTCAGGGCAAGCTCAAAATTTCGGGCTGAAAATGTGCCATAATGGCTATCAATGTAAGCGACAAGCTGCGCTGTATCGGCGTCACGCCAAGGCGCGTGCGGTCGTTCCCAAGGTAGGTTTTCGCCATAAATCTGATTGGCGAGGCAGTTATACCGGATTCCAATGATATTTTCATCATTATTGAGAATAATAAGCAGATTGCCGAGTGTGTTTTTGAGTGTGCCGTTTTTTTCTCGTTCAAGTTCAACTTTCCAATCGCTCTCTGTGGAGAAATCCTTTTCTGCAGTAGCAATGCGTTCCTCCGTGATCAAAAGTTTGACTTTTTCGTCTTTTATAGCGAATTCGCACATCGCCTTGAAAGATTCCTTATCATCAAGATCGCCGAATTTATGGACTCTCACGAGGTCAAAAGAATTTAACAGTTTACCGCTTGCGGGGTCGGAGGCGTGATGTGAATATACCCACTTGCCATCGTAAACGACAACACCCGCAGTGCTGTCTGCAGGAATGAAGTCGTAGCGGCCGATCAAAGCGGACGGAGCGTAAATGTCAGACAGAAATGTTTCAATTGAGTCCTGTGCTGAATATGTCCGGCAGAAAGCACCGACAGTCCCATTTTTGGCCATGGGGTCCTGTTGGTGCTTCATTTCGTGGCTAATTACCATGCTTTCTCTTGAGGATGTAGGAAGCTGAGCACAATCGCGCCAGCTTGGGTGCACCGTCAGATATTCATCTGGGTCAAGCCACTCGCCGTCAAACCGTTTATAGACATATTCTCCGTTAGAGGGCGTAGTTGGCCAATACATAAGCTGATGCGGTCGATACGAACACTCGTCGAAACAGTCGATGTCCCATTCGGCTGCGAAGTACCGCGCACTCGCGGTGTATT